GTTATATTTAAAAGACAAAGCTCTTAATTGTTCCGCTATTTCTTTTACTTCTGAATAGGAATTCTGGTTTTTTGTAGATGGTAAAAGTAAGTTAATATAATCCACCACTAAAATATCTGGTTTAAATCCTTTATGGGATAATTTAGTAATATAAGCATCAATATGTCTTACTGTAATACTTTTTGGTGCATATTCTTTGACTACTAATTTACTATTAATATTTTTTCGGATGTAGTGTAATTGTTCTTTAAGTTCTGGTGTATATGTCTTTAAGTCACTATGAGGAATTTGAGTTAATTGAGAAGAAATTCTTTTAGAGTACATAAACTCTGACATTTCTAAAGAAACTAAAAGAACATTTTTATCTGCTAAAACCATATTGGTGGCGACATTACCTAATACAATAGATTTACCCACATTTACTTGACCTGCAAATACTGTTAGTGTTTTAGGAAATAACCCACCTTCTGTTTTATCATCAATTAATTTCCAGCCAGTTGGAATTGGTCTATATGTAGTAGTTAATTCTTTAATATGTTCATCAACTTCTTCAAAATACCAATGTCCCAAATCTTCACTTAGATTTATAGCGTAAGCTTTTTCAAAATCTTTTAATGTTTCACCCGGGTCTACTTTACCACTAGAAAATTTTTCTGCCGTCTTTACGATAGTATTATAAAGACATCTTTCTTTTAAAAATCTTTCAGTGTTGCATAGTAATTCATCTTTATTAAAATTACTATCGATTTGTTTGAATCTGGCTGATACTTCATTAAATGATTTTTTTTCTTCTTCTAAAGTAAGACGAGATTTAATTTCTGTCAAAGAAGGAACTACCCCCCTTTCATTGAAAAATGAAATGATATTTTTAAAAACAACTTTGATGTTTTTATCATTAAAATATGATATATCTACGTGTTCAACAATGGAAGCTAGATATTCTTGGCTGAGAAGAGAGTTAAAAAGAATAATGTTTTCATAGTAATCTAGATCTAATTTGGATTCAGAATGCATTATTCGATATTATTAACTTCTTCTTCAATATCACTCGTAGAACTTTTACCATAACAAAGATTTTCTTGTAATGCTTTTTCTAGATCTGACATAATTTTTTCCCAAAATTGGGGATTATTTTCTAAATCTTTACGATAACCCAAACTTTCTCCTTTGTACATAACAGTACGACCTGGTTTTTCTATAACTTTAAATGCTTCTGCAATTTCAAAAAGACCAGTATATTTGTTAAGACCTGTTTTAAAATTGAGATAAAGTTCTGTTTTAAGATAATTCGGAACAAACCGATTTTTAACAGTTAAAGCTCCTAGAGTAACCCCGGAGATGTTGTGTGCAATAGCTACTGATTGTTGATCTGGATTATCAGCGGACTTTTCATTTCGTGTACTTAATTGAACTAGAACTGAAGCCAAATAAATTGGGCCTTTACCACCTGATTGATTTTTAACTAATGTAGGAAACATTTCCATTCCCTCATAAACGTGATTAGAAAATAAAATAGGAACTTTTGCTTTAGCTGCTTTATATGTTAAAACTCTCATCATTGATTTAATAGCTTTAGCTCTTTGACCTACATCTGCTGCTTCTTTTCCTGAAGCTGCGTCTTTGATTTCTTTAGCAGATGCTAAATTACCCAAAGAATCAATAGATACAATAAATTTTAAATCTGGGTCTGATTCTCTTGCTTTAATAACATTATCCAAAAAAGTACAAATTTGATTTCTACAATCTTCAATAGTTTCGACTGGATAATATTTTACCCTGGAAGTATCTATTCCTACATTTTCTGCACTTTTTTTGTCTACTGCTACTTCAGAATCCCAAATAACTGGAATATATCCCTTCTTTTGAGCATTAGCCATTATTTTGTTAATAATAAGGGTTTTACCTGCCATAGAAGGCCCTGCAAATCCAGTAATTCTACCTGACGGGATTCCTTTATACATAGAACCACTAATAATAGCGTTCAGAGCATATGATCCTGTATCAATCCACTCATCTGCAGTGGATAGAGTAGAAGATTCTAGTACCTCTGCATCTGGATTCAGTGCATCTACTGATTTAAAAATATCTTTTAGTGAGTCAAGTTGTGTTTTAGCCATATCATTGAATATAATAAATTACTTTTTAAATATTTCAAGTAATAAAAAAGGGTCTTTGAAATTAATCAAAGACCCTTTTTTCACTATTCTTATTTTTTTTCTATTCGTCGTCAAACAACTTCACAATTTCTGGTGAAGCTTGGGGTGAAGATTGTTGTTGTGGTGGTACTCCATTAAAGAGTTGTTGATATTGAGCTTGGAGTTTGAAATCCAAAGTCACATCACAAGCTTCTGTAATAAAATCTCTCTTATAAGACCAACAAGTAGAACCTGTCTTATCTGCCAAAAATTCTTTAAAGAAAAGCGGTAGAATTTGTAAGGTTAGTTGCCCTGAATTAGGATTTGGTGAAATATGAACTACTGCAGGATTTTTTACTACTAAGTTTTTTTCTGTAGTTTGTTCATTGTTTTTTTCTCCGATAATAGTTCTTCCGACTGTATCAAAGAACACGATTAGGTTTGTATTTGTTTCCATGTTTTAAATTTATATTGTTAAAGTTCAAAGGGCACTGGTTGTTTTTTAGAAATTTTATTTACAATTTCTAATACTTGATTAGTTCTTTCTTCCACAGAACCCGAAATATAATGTACTGGTACTCTAAATTCATCAATCAGAATTTCAAAATTATGTACCACCTTATCATAAAAATCTTTATTAACAGAACGAACTCCATCATCAATTAATGGTAATTCTGGAACCACATAACAAATAGCATCATATTTATACACCATTTGTTGAAATAATCTTTCAAATACTTCTTGCATCTCATGAGTCATTTCATCATAAAAATACATAGTATATGCCATACCATCTAATGCACAACGATCTAAAATAGCATTACTTGGTGTATGAAGAAATTCATAAAATTTAGTCATGACATAAAGTTGTGTTGTAGTATTACCCAATTCATTAATTGGAATACCCAACTCTTTTAATCCCCTTAAAAGATTACTACGAAAAATAAAATTATTAAATTTCCCTGAATCTTTAAGAGCATTCACTAATGTTGTCTTACCTGTACAATGAGCACCACTGATTGCAATTTTCATATTTAAATTATAATCCCTTTTGTTGTTTTTTCAATATACTTTTTGAAAGTAAAAATATTGTAAAACATATTTTTTAATTGATTTGCATCAGCATCTTCATCAATAAAGTCGACCAATTTAATAGACCATTTTTCTTTTAAACCAAATTCATCATCATATCTCTTATTCAAAAGACCAGCAACAATCGGATTGGATGTGTCAATACTTGTAATATAATGATTTAAATTATTTTCAAAGTATAAAGAAAATTCTCTCGGGAGAGTAGCACCCAAAAGATGGTGTTTAATAAAAGGTTTTATGACACGATCTTTTATTAAACGTTCAATTAACATGGCTCTACCCAGAGCGTATTTTTTCCAATTATTATTAGAAATGGAATCCCAGTAACTTGGAATCTTTAAATTAGTTACTAAAATTTCTTCATCATAAGAATTAATAAAATAATCATCTATAAAATTAAAAGCTATTTTATTTACATTATATGTATTAGCAAAAAATTCATAACATTCTTTAAATTCTTCGTAAGTCTTACCATGAACTACAGCTATTTTTTTACCTGGAAGATCTTCATACCTTGAAATGAAATTTTTATAACTTTCAATTGTTTTGTCTTTGTCATTAAAAACATCAGGAATAATATACTCTGTGGGTTTCAATTCATTAACCCAGTAAGCAAATTGTTCTGGATCATAAGATTCACCCAATTCAAAAAGAGAATTATCTAAAAGAACGTGTCTACCTCTTTTAATAGACTCAAAATAAAAATTTCTATATTCTGAATGAGTTGGTAATAAATGTACTAGGCAATAATCGTAATCGTTGTATGATAAAGATTCTTTTAAAAGAGAAATGGGTGTTTCGTGTGATACTAACATGAGTCAAATATATATTATAATCCAAATAAATCAAATAAATCTGTTTGAACTTCTTTACCCATTTTGGGTAATCTCCAACCTATTGCATCATAAACATTTTCAATAGGTGGTACTACAATTTTTTCAAACATTTTATCATAATCCATCTTAATATTACTAAATTCTTTTGGATATTCATTAATGAATGCAACTGCGTCTAAATTGTAAGGGTTTTTTTGGGTGTAAAAGTATTTGATCTTTTGGCCAGATCTTATTCTTTCATAT